TTGTTCTGTTAAATAAAGTTCTTCTGTCATGTTGTTTGTTTTTAATTATAAGGCTAATATACAACTAATATTTGATATAAAAAAATATATTAAGATAAAGTTATTAACAATTCATCTTTTTTTGCTTTAATGTGTTTACAATCACCTCGGTGGAAGCTTTTTGATGGACATGTACAATTCCAAGATCCATTAGTATCTGAAACTGTATAAGTTACACCAGCTTTAGAACCATTTACCTGCCATTCTTTTTTAGGTGACTCTGGTCGAGTTTCTTTTTTAGGTACATTAACTGCTGCCTCAAACTTAATTTGCTCTCTAGTAGTACCATCTGGCACAGGATGCCAGCCTGGACATACATATGTACCTGATAGAGTCTTAACTATGGCAAAAACATCACCATAAAAAGTACTGCGAGGAAATGTATAAATTTTCATGATTATCGTTCTAGGATTACAAATTCACCAAATGCATTATCAAAAACCTCTAAAAGATGTTCATAGTCACTTGACATCATATCGGTAATAAGTGAAGCACCTCTGTCCTTCCAACCCAATTGAGTTGCAAATCGTTTAGCATAAGCCATAAGAGCAAATGCATTACCATCAGGTCCTGTTAAATCAATAATAATTGGTCCGTTTTTCTCTTGTTTTTCTCTGATCATTTTGTTTATCTTTTAATTACTAAGCTAATATACAAAAAAAAGCCCAAACTAAAAAATTTGGGCTCAACTATTTTTAAAAAAGTTACGAACAATTTACATTCTAAGTTTAAATTCCTTTAAATATTGACATTTTTCGTACTCTTCTTGCTTTTCAAAGTATTTGATCATTTCATCTATTTGATGTTCTGTTGGTTCTTGATCAGTTTCTACAAAAAATTCAGGAATTAAATCTTCTGGAAAATCACCGCCTTGATGTACAGTAATAAAACATATACATGTTAATATTTGCATAAGTGTTACATTGCCACTTATGATTTCATAACTGTTTTCAATAGCTTTACCTCGGTTTCTCATGCTTTACCAATTTTTCTTGTAATTCACATCATCAACCCATGAGAATAAACGAGTCTCTTCAACATCATGTAAGATAATAGTCTTATCAGTTACCTTATCATTATAAAAATATTCATAATTAAATAGTGCAACATCCAAATCCATTTTTTCAATAATCTTATTGTTAAATGTTTTACAACCATGTGCCCATGTTATTCTATCATAGACACCAAGACATTCATTGATAATTCTACTTTGAGGCGTAGATCCATATACAGTACAATCAATAAGAGTATTGTGTTCTTGAGTGGGTTTCATTCCAGCAAAAAATGTATGTTCCTCTGAAAGTTGTTCCAATATTATATCAAATGGTCTAATAGGTTTTGCATCAATATCACAATAAACACCACCAAAATCTCTAAGTAAAAGAAGTCTAACTCTGTCAGCAATAAATGCCCATTTATAAACTTCTGGTTCCTTTACATAATTTTGTAAAAATGGATCATCTTTGTAAAGATCATTGAAAATATCATCATGACTCCACAGCTTATATTCCCAATCTGGATGCATTGCTTGCATCTCTTCACCAAATCTTTTACACCAGTCCGGTACTTCTTTATAGCCAATCCAAACTTGATGCAGTTTCTTTGGTATTTTATTTCCTGCCATAGAATTTATTTATTTTTAGACCAAACTAATTTTGCATCCACATGTACATTTATGACATTAGGATTCTTGTTTAGAATTGCATTAATATATGCTGTTGGATTTTTAACCTTATCATATGCCTTGGTTTCACCATTAGACAATTCTACAACTACTGTTGAACCGCCTGGAGTTAGACTTAAATTGTTTGTTCTAAACTCGTCACTTACGTAATATCCGCTCATAATTATTTTATATATTTAAATAGATTTAATACCTCTGGGCACTCAAATCTTTCTGGGTGCCATTGAACTGCAATGATTTTAAGTTCTTCATCTTCTATGGCTTCTGGAATCCAACCACCATCAAAAGACATATGAGTCACGTTAAAATTATCTGCAATAATTGAGCACCATTGATGATGCCTAGAATTAACTTCAAACATTACATCGTCTAGATTTTTGATGTAATGAAATTGTGATTCTCTTTCACTATGATCCTCATCATCTGAGAATTCATCACTTTGATGATATTCTGCTATTCTGTCTTTTAGATCTTCAACCTTACCACCAAAATAGTGATTCAATATTTGCATGCCACGACAAACTCCTATAATTGGTTGTTGTGCATCTAATGCCATTTTTATCCAACCAAGTTCACGTCGATCTCTTTCAGGATTTTTACCAATATCTGCACCTCCACATAACATTAATGGAGCATCTATCTTTTTATACCTAAGATCTATCATAATAGGTTCAAAACCCTTTGATATAATCCAATCAATATATGCTCTTCCTTCTATTTCACCTTTCGGCGGTGCAACGAATACTTTCAAACCTTTTATTTTTTTATGATAACTTGTCTAATTCTGTCAAATATTTTCTTTAAATCTTCTTCAGAATCAAATGACCATTGTTCAGTACTTAGTGTAAAGAAGCATCCACTATCTCGGTCAATACCAAGACTTGATTGTGCTTTAACTTCTAAGAATTCATAATCATTATTACCATCTAGACAATGTGAATCTTGTGAGAATCTAAAAGTTGCCTCTTCTAAAATTAGTCCTTGCTCTTCCATATTAGTTATATTTAAAAATCTCTTTCAGTTTCATAAATAGCTTTTATAGTTGGAAATCTTAAACTAGTTCCACCATTTTGATTATGTGTTTCTTCAAAATATTGAACCGTAACTTGTTTACCAATAATATCGCTAGGATTGTTAAAATAATGACGTCGTTGTTCGTGATTAAAACCACTACCAACTTGAACTCGGTATCCTTTATGTTCAATGATAATATTTTTTAACATCAATTCAGAAACTTCTGAACCATCAACAATAACTCGCTGTATATCATGCTCAACATCTACCACAATATACTCTGCATCATGGAATGATTTTACTTTAAGTACTTCGTCAGATCTTTTACCTTTGTAAGTTGTATTCTTACGTAACATAAGTCCTTCCCAACCTTCGTTTTTAGAATGCTCTAATAAACTAGCAAACATATCGTCTGCACACATGAATTGATCTAAGACTGAAACACCTGTTAAACCTTCTGGAACAATGCTTTCAATGTTTGCGATACGTTGACCAAATTTAGTAGTTGAAACTTTAGATTCAAACTCTTTGATTGTTAAGTGGTCAAAAATATAATAATGTGGTTGTTTGATTGTGTAATCTTTACGTTTGATCTCTTTCATAATACTTGTGAAATCTTCGTTTCCATTTGCATCTACAATACAAATCTCACCATCTAATACAGTATTAATAAGACCAAGTTGTCTAATAGAAGGCTTAAGATTATCAAGTGTTAAGAATTCATTTCCTACACGAGAATAAAATCTAGGTTCACCTTGACCATCTATAATGCATACACATCGACATCCATCTAATTTACGACTAACAAACCAACCATCTGACCATTTAACTTTCTTTTGAGTTTTTTCGTCATAAGCTTTTGCTAATGCAACGTCAAATGTAGGAATAAGACCTGGGATTGCAGTATTGATCATGGATGCTGTAGCTCTCGTTTTAAGATTACGATCAATGACATTAAAGATTAGCTCCTCGGATTCAGGATATGCGCCAACAAACGCATTGACTGCTTGAATAGCGGAGTGGCCAGTAATATTACGATCATTAAGGTCGTCGAGCAAACTAAAAAGATTGCTATACATGTTTTCTGGAGCAACCAAGTCGCTGCGTTTTTTACAAGTTTCTGAAGTAACATAATATTGTTTAAAAGTATTATATGTATACTCCAATACTTTGCGAATTGCCAGATTGTCAGCATATGCCTTTAATACGTTCAATTTGTCAGTATTACTATTTGTAGAATTTTGAGCATCTACGAACTCTTGTATTTGTTTTAAATCTTGCATTATTCTTCTGTTTTATCTTCGATTACTAAATATTTTTGACCACCTTCTAATTCTTTAACTGTACCACTTTCAATAAGTGTTTTAACATAATTAGGATTTTCTTTGTTTAAAAATGCCAACATCTGAATTGTAGGCTCCATGTAAATTACTTTCATATTATATGTGAATTATTTAATTAAGCTGGATAAAGACCAAAAATAAGAGTTTCACGTCTAGCCGCTTTTTCGCGTTCCATGAAATAACTTAACTTGGCAGTATAGTAATTCAAATCTTCGATATCTAAGTTTTCAATTGCTTGATTAACTTTGTAACGATAGTAACTAATTTTGTCTGAATAATCTTTTTTAGTGCTCATATTTTGTTTGTTTTTAATTATAGAGTAAATATACACAAAAAAAGCCAAACAAAAAAATGTTTGGCTAATTATTTTTAAAAAAGTTACGAACAATTAGACCGTTTTATTATCACTTGTAATCATTCTTTGAATATATTGATCCACTAGTCTACTAACCGCTTCTGGTTTATCGTCTGATGTAAATTTAACTTTGATTTTTGCCATACCAGAATTATTGGTGTTTGTAGCACCTGAATCTACTTCAATTCCACCAAGATTATGTTTATAACCTTTCTTTCTAAAAAGACCTAGTATTGATTGTTTAACTTTAGAAACTGGATCATCAGTGTTTCCAAAAACTAATCTTGTTTCAAATTCTATATCTAATTCACTAAGTCCAATCGATGAATGATCTGCTAAAATATAAAGAGGAACAGTAACAGTCTTTTCTCCTACTTTAAAATCTATTGTTTTTGGAACACCATTATCAAAATAATTGGCCAAAGAATTTATGTGTTGTTTTTCACTAATTCCTTGTGCAACCATTGCTGCTTCTAAAAGACCACCGAGAAGCTCTTCAATATTTAATTTAGACATTTTACATTTATTATTTAATATTATACACAAAAAAACCCGATTGTTTCCAATCGGGTTTAAATTTAAAAAATATTTGTTTTAATATTATGCTGGACCGTTAGCGTTCTTAGAAGGCTCGATCAATGATGGCTCTAACATTTGAGTTAGGTAATCAGAAAGCTTTAACATACCTTCAGTTGGTGGTAATTGCTCAGCATGTACTTTTACATCATACTTAGCTGAATTATCAGTGCTTCTTGTATTCTCGTGGTGAGCTGCAACGCTTCCTGACATAGTAGCTGAGTATTTCATACCCCAAAATCCACCAGATGCGCTAGCGCTAAAACTTGCAGAAGAATCTGAAGAATCTTTGTTAACTTCTGATGTTTTAACTTCCATTGTGAAAGCAATATCAGCAGATGTGATTGCTAATGCTGGAAGTGGAACTAAAGGTAACATAGGTACTTTAGAATAAAGAGTTTTAACTGACTGAGATCCATCAGTAGGATCTGTCATAACTCTTTGCATTTGTACGTCTAAAGATCTAGCGGTAGTATTACCATCTTTGTCTGTTACGAATGCTACTTCGTTGATGTATTTCCATGTTACATCGTTTAATTTTGCTTGACCTTTCGCCATACCGACGATTGGTGAAACGATAAGGTCTTCAATTGGTAGACCCGTGAATTGAGCTGAAATATCTGCTGCCATAATTTAGTGTTTTTTATTTTGTTTTATATTATTATAGTATATATCCTAGAGCTTATCCGAATTTTACTAAACCGTTATATTGTTTTTTGATGTCTTCAATTTCTTGTAGAGCTTCTTTAAATGATTCTATGATTTCTTCACTTACTGCAAAATTAAATACAGTTTGACAACTTGGACAAACTGACATAGGATTTTTAACAATAAAATCTAATGTTATTCCTAGTGGTGTTTGACAATTTGGGCAGGGTAAAGCCATTTATACTATAGTTTAGGTATTGTATTAAAAATTACAATTTAGTTTCATCTTATGCTATATCAGTTGATTCTAGTAAAGTATATGTAAATGCGTTTCCGTGAATTGCTTTGGCCTTATTAATAAGTACCATAAATTCATTAAAATCCTTTATTTTCTTAAATACTTGACATCCCTCTGACCAGTTTTCCACATACATGGATTCACTAGTTGGACTAGATCTATGTCCATTAATTCCAAAAATACCTTCTTGTATGACAGTTTCATTAAAGGACATATCCTTATTTTTATCACGATAAACTTTAACGGGTTTAACTTGACGCATTGCCTCGTATTTACCTTGATGTAGACCAACAGCCCACATTCCTCTATATTGTCCAGGAACTACTCTTGCAACTCCATTTGGATTTGAAAATTCTTTAACTGCCTTTGTTCCAGGATCGGTTGTAATCATCCAACAATAAAATTTCCATACACCACCTTCTTTAAAAGATAGGGTCATACAATCATCAAATACATTAGTTACTTTATCAGCAATTGTTGCCGCATTATTTCTAACGCCAACGATATTAACATCAAAGTCTTTTGCACCTTCAAACCAAACGTATTTTTTTAATTTTACAGCTTTTTCAATCTGCTCTTTAGTGTAACAATTCATAATTAATTATTTTTTTGATTTTAATTCATCTATTGCATCTTGAGTATATTTATCCTGTTGATCCTGAAGATATTTAATTCGATCCAATAAGATTTGTTTATCTTCTTTGTCAGTTTGCTGAATATATGTTTTTTGTTCTTCATATAGCTTTTGCCAATATGCTACGCGCTCTTCCATCATCACACCTTGATACCAAATTACGGCTAGCATAATTACAATAGTAAATGATTGTTCTTTTAATTTACTAACGAATACGTCTATAAATCCTTGAGTTGGTGTTTGATTCTCTGCCATTATGAAAAATATAAATTTGCTTCAGCGGTTCTACGCTTAGTTAAACCAGCAAGTGCTTTACCACCAGCCTTGTTCCATTTTAAAAACTCAGCTCTAATAGTAGGATCACTTGGATTAGCATTAACCTTTTTAAGTAAAGTACTTGATTTTAAATTAGCAGGTCCTAGATTGTAACAAAAACTTACAAGTGCATCAAACTGATTTTGATTAAGAGTATCTATACAATATGCATCAACATACTGTTCAAAGCTAGAAAGAGACCATGATAATAATTCTACTGCACGTTTTTCTGTAATAATAGGATCTTTTAAAGTTACTTTTGCTTTATTCTCATAAAACGTATTACCGTATCCGATTGTCGGTACGTTTGCTGGGCATAAATAAGGTTTTAAATAAAGTCCCTCAGATGATTTGATTAAGTCTAGACCTTTTTGGCCTATTTTAGTAATTTTTGCCATAATTAGTTGGTTTCTGTATTTTCAACTAGAGTTTCAGTTGTTGTATTAGAAGTTCCCTCTTTAACTTGTTTTTTAAGTGCTGTAAATTTATCAACAGAAGATAATCCAAGACAACCAAATGCAAGTAATGCTACCGCATTGATAATCGTATCATTTAAAACTATATCATTCTTTTGTAAACTGCTGTAAACTAAAACGAAAATTAAGGATAAACCAGCCAGTATTCCGACTACTCTTTTTGAAGATGGAGATCCGTTTTCGTCAGATGCTAAATTATGCAACCACGTTAAAATTTTTGGAGAAGGATTTTTCATTACATGTTATAATATTTTTATCAGTACATAAGTACTTTATTATATATCATGAATGTGATTCATTTTAAGAAGTTATGAAATTAGTTGCGGGTGAGGGACTCGAACCCCCGACCTCGAGCTTATGAGGCTCGCGAGATACCACTTCTACCAACCCGCTATGTACCTTAAATTTATTTTAATTAGTGTGCAGTTTCCTCATCATCCTTTTCTTTACCCATAACAGCCTCAATGATACCAATTACAGCTAATAACATTGCAACGTTTGATATAATAGATGCTACCGTACCTAAACCTGGTACTGCATGTAATAGAGCGTGCTTTGCAACTCCTTTAACTTGAACTTCAGCAATAATTCCAATAATACCTGCAAGTGCAATAAATTCAAATGGTCCTGGTGCTCCTGCTAATTCAGTAGCATAATATGATAATTTACCTAGAGTTCCTTTAGCAACTTTTTCAGCAGCTTGTTTAACTTTATCTAATAAATTAAATGGTGGAATATGGTGCATTTTATGTGCAATTGCTGATACGAATGGAATACTTGGTCCATTTGCATCACTTTCTTTTAATAGATCAGTAAAATCAATATCTCCATTGATAACTGCTTCATTAATAGAATCTAATATTGCAATTTCAAAGGCTTCTTTAACATCTTCACTTGCGGCTTGTTGAGCTGCGGTTGCAGTATCTTTAACAAATCCACTAGTAATCCATCCAACTGTTGCAGATACAACTTGTTTACCTTGTTTAACTTCTTTTAATAAAAGATTTTTACTTTCTTCTGATTTCTTTTCGATTGCAGCTGTAATTTCTTTAACCTTAGCTTGTGCTCCTGATGCATATGCTGATTTTGCAGCTGTCCATGCAGCGTCAACCCATTCTTTTAATTTCTCAACAATAAGTTTAATAATAGAAGCAATTTTACCACCTAATTTAATGATAACTTCTTGTGATTTTGTCAATGCTTGTTTACCCTTTTCTTTTGCAACTTCTACAGCAGCATCAAATTTAGCCTTCATTTTGCTAATTAGGTTTTCTTCGTTAAGATTATCAAAACCCTCATCAAATATACCAAACTCAACTATAAGTAGAGCTTCATTCATAATTGGTTTAATTTCTTCGAATTGTTCAAGCACATTAATTATTACTTGTCTTCTAGATTCTACTAATCTTTTATTAGCAACAAATCCTTCGTAACTTTTAATCTTCATATTGTTTTTAATTTTTGAGTATAATCTATATATTCTTTTAAATATATAAAACTAAAAAAGCCGCAATTGCGGCTTTTTTTATGTAGTCAATGTAAGACTCGAACTTACGACCTCCTCGGTATCAGCGAGGCGCTCTAACCAACTGAGCTAAATGACTGTGGTTATCTTGATGAAAATTTTCTTTGTAAGTCCAATGTTTCGAAAAATGGATTTAATCTAACATATGTACTATTTGCTCTTTGAATATCTGTGGCATTTTCACATAAACATGCATCTGCTGGAAATATACCTTTTTTATTTATAAAATCTAAGATTTCTTGGGCACCTTTAGGAGTTATTATATATCCATATGCACCTCTAAAAGTACTTCCAGTTATAGATTTATCTCCATAAAATCTACTAATAGGGTGTTTTTTAACTCCGCTAGTATAAAGTTTAATAGCATCATTATACGCTTCAAAGTGTTCATGTTCTGTAATAAAACCTGAATTATTAAATGGTAAATATGCATCTAAATGACATGCATTTTCTATTAAGTGTAATATTTCTCTAGGATCTCTAACTAAAACTGCATCTTGTTCAAGAATTAAAAAAGGCTGATCTTGTTTAGAACACTCGTCCCATAATAAATAATGACTTGCTAAACAACCTATAGTACCATCGGTCCAATCTACCATATTAACATACGCTGAAGGTTTTGCATTATAAGATTTTAAAACTTCAATGCCTTTTCTGCCTACAACTCCATCAAATAATTCAAACTCGATACCGAATTTATTTAAAGACTTTATGGTATCTTTTACCATAGTCTCTGAGAATTCATTGCCTCTTAGATAAATTATATGTGTTTTCATTTATTGTAATATTTATATATGTATCTAATAAAGCCGGCTGGTTAAATGAATAAAATAACAGGATGCTGATTTGCTTTTTCCAATAAAAGTTTTTAAATTTGCTGGAAGCATCCTTTATATTTTAAAAATACGGGATACACGTTGGTTTTCAGTTTATAGATTGAAGATGTGTATTTGCTGTAGGTATCCCAAGAATTTACAGGTTTCTGTTTTTGCTTACCAGTGTGTTTACCAATTTCACCACTCTCCAAGTTTTCATAGTTGTGTTGTTGGAGAGGTAGGACTCGAACCTACAATGTACCGGTTCTGATTGCTTTTTAATTGCTGTAAGAAACCTTTAATATTTTAAAGAACTTTGTTAATTTGATAATTATACTTGATCAATTAAAAAAGTTTCATTTTTTGCGGAAGATGAAGGATTCGAACCTTCGGGACTGTGACA